ATTTCCGCCTGGGACCGATTCTGGCTGTCCCGATTTTGAAACGAGAATACCGTTTTTATTAGTCGCCTGAGTGGACTTAATCGTAGTCCCACTTGTGGGAAGAGCCGGCGTGTAGGCGGTGCCATGCGCTGAAGCAAAGGCGTAGAAAGTCGAGCCCCCGTTTCCTTGCTCTTCAAAAAGAATTTGCCCTGGAAGATCCGTAGGGCCTGAGATTAGATACGCATACACCGCAGTATTTGAGGTGTATCGATTCACAATTTTAATAAGAGAGTTTACGGTATTGGCAATATTTTGCGCTGGGGTACCGGAACTAAAGACCTGAAAATTTCCCGTTGCCGTATTTTCCGAATTGGCGGCGGTAAAGATGACGCCACCTACACTAATCGTATCTCCGACTTGTAGTCCGTTCGGAGCGCCTACGGCTAAGAAAGTCAAAGTTAAGCGCTGCTTTGCTTTGGTATTGGCGTAAAAAGCGTAGTTTTTAAATGCGCAAAAATCTTTACAAAAAGGTGGCGGATCATTGCTCTGAGAAATTCCCTGCTGACTGATGCCGGTATATAGGAATGCTCCACGCAAGGAGTCCGGAGTAATGTCAGTGATCTGAATATAGCCATTCGTAAGGTCTGTGGAATTAGGGTTTCCCTCGTAGACAAGTTGCATATCGTCTAGTGGGGTTATGCTAGAGGCCGCAGTCTGTGCAGACCGATACAATTGATAAAAATATGCGGTGGTAATCCCTGCTGGGATGCTCGACGTAGCTTGGGCGTTTGAAGTGCCACCGGTATTATTTGTGATTGAAGAAAATTGGGTGGGGCTACCATAGAGCAAATTCTGATTCGCGTCTTTAATTCCCCAAATCAACCGGTAGGCTACTTGTGAGCCCGCGCTGAAGGTAAGCGATACTGAGGCGCTAGCCGTAGCATTGGAGCTCATCGTAATAATAGGATCGGACGCAAAAGAGACGGCTATGGCGGTATTGGTAGCGATCGCACTTTGAGTCATGGTGACGACGTAGGGCCCCACGCCGGAGATACTTTGGATGCGAGAGCCTGAAGGGATACCGGCGCCGGTGATAAGTTGATTATTAGAAAGTCCGGCGTTTGTTGGCACCGCGCTTAGGGCGGTAGAGCCGGCTGTAGTGCTCCCTGTAGTGATAAGCACCTGGGCACTTTGAGTGATGCTAGAAACCGTGGTGCCCGGCGAGATACCGGCGCCTAAAATAAATTGCCCGAATGAAACCGAAGCTAAGCTAGAGAGAAGGGTAAGGTTAGCCGAACCGATTGCGGTTGTTCCGGTTAGGGTTGCGGCGATATTAGTTCCTAGAAATCCACTTGCCCCAGTCAGTGCTACTTGCAGGTCGAGACCCTTCGGCACTCCGGCTTTTACGGGGGTGGCTGTATAAGTGTCTAGCTTCCAAACTCCACTTGAGGTTGAAAAATAAAGATTTTGATTGGCTTCAAAAAACCGCGTCTGCGCTAGCGAACTATCCGGGGGTAGATACGTTCCGGGGTAAGTATTCCATGCGCCGGCAGAATAATAAGCAAGGTTGCTATTGCTATAGCTTGCGATTTGCACGCTTTGAAAATTTACAAAATTATTTGCTCTATCGTTTGTATTGGGGAAACTTCCGGGAACGTAAGAGAAACCTCGTCTGGGTTCCGCAAGACTCTCCTGATCAATCACGATATCGTCGGCAGTATCGAGAGCCCCATCGGGGACGCCGGTAAAATCATTGGGAGCGGTATAGAGCCCTTTAATCCTAAGGTTGACCGCTTGGGGAGATGGGGGCTGCATTATTTGTGGTTGATAGGGCATCAGGTAGCTCGATACGCTCGCGAGCGACGGAAGCCGCCAATGACACCGCAATCAGGAACAATACGTTTAGGTTGGTTAGAGACTCTTGGGTTAATTAACTCAAATACGTCTTTTTCCATATCCTCTAATTTCTTTTGAGCCACCGGAATTTTATCTTTGTAGTTTTGGATTTCGTAATACTTAACAATCGTCCGCTGAACTAAAAGCGGAATAAATTCTACCGGGAGCTGAGGAATGGGGCTTTGCCCTGCTAACGCCACCCAATCACCCACCTGGATTAGGGCGTTGCCGTAGGTATCAGTAGGGAGGTTTGCAAAGGTCAACGTAGTGGAACTAATTCCGGTGGGAACGAAATCAATAAACTTCCACCGAAAATGCGGTTGATCGGCGATGCAATCAAAGGCTGAAGAGATTAGGAAACTTGTAGGTAGCGAAGCGAAAGTCAAAACGCCGGTGCCTTGGTTAATCGCAGTCACTTGTGATGCGCTAGCAACCGGAACTAACTTATTAGGGCGCCGCATGTGCCAGAGTCTCACTACGCCGGTAGTGGGATTGGGCTTTGCTAAGATTTGATCATTGATCAGTTCAAAAGAATAATACCCGGTAGGGGATGTGATGGTTGAGAATTGCTCATTGCTTTCAGTTCGGCAGACGGGAAAAATTTGAGTGCCCGTCACTAACTGAATATCGTCTAGGGCAATGCCTACCGCTCTTGTGGGGATATCGTAATAGCCGTTAACGCTAGGAGCGAGATCTACATAGGTCTTATAGAAACCCTCTCTTGCCGTTCTCACCTGCCTCAAGATAGCGGTGCAGAGTTCGTCGTCTGCTAAGGAAAGTAAGTCCGCATCCTGAAAAGGTGTTTGAGAGGGCGGAATATGTCCTTTGCGTCTTATCGACGCTAGAAATTCCGTCGTCGTATAGCGATTAGCGGAGGGCATTCTTTCCTCATTTCTGCGAGAGATAGTGCTCTAAAAGCTGCTTAAGCTCGTCGTCATCGTTCCCATCGCCTTCACCTTCGCCCTCTTCGTCGTCGCCTAGAGCTGAGGCCATGCCAAGCTTTGATTTATCGTCATCCATGGAAATGCCTAACGCTGGCTTTGCGGAAGCATCGTCACTGACCGTCACTTGTTTTAATTTGGATCCCTCGTGCTGATCCAAATCTTCTAGGATTTCGTCGAGAATTTTATCTTTAAGGCTCATGAGATTCATTGTAGGTTTTCCTTTTTAAATGTCCAAGTCTGCTGCCCACTGCCATGTGTATTGATGTCCACTGGTAAATGTCCAGCCCAACAAAATTCCGCTTTGGCCGCCGTTAATTGAAGCCACGCTAACGTCTTGGCCGATCGAGATATCTCTAACCGAGCCGCTAGCGCCGGTAGCGGGGCTATAGATAACAAAAGTGGGGATTGTGGGGATTGCGCGTTTTGTCGCCTTAAAGTTAGCTTTGACTGGATATCCACTACCAGTGAATGAGGCGAACCAAGTTTCCTGTCCATTGGTATCTCCTACGCTTCCAGGGGCGTTAGCTAGGTCACCGGTTTTTTCAAAGTATCTCTGACAGGCGTTTAATTCTTGAGCCAGGGAAGGATTTTTTCTTTTGAAAGGGGCTATCGCGGCTGCCAAGTTAATATTTGCTTGCTCTACGATAAATCCATTATTTAAATCATAAGTATTGCCTGCGCTGACTGTGGTAATTCGGATACGAACTCCGATAACTCCAGCGGTTGTCATGCTAGCGCCCAATGCTTGCCCGTTAATCGCACAAGAAACAAAGGAAGCGCTATTGACGGTGGTTAGCACCTCAGCGCCGATAAAGACGGTCGGTTTGATTTCCGTTGTTGCGTAGCAAAATTGGATACCGACTTGAGTTACGTTATTCAGCCCCTTCACTTGCACAGAAAAGGAAGCGGTTTGATTGTAGAGCGCAATCGAGTCAGCATTCTCTAGCACTTGGTAAAATTCACAGCCATTGACTTGAGCTGCGGTGGGGGCAGTCGTAATCTGAAGCTTAGCCGCGTAGACCGAACCGGTCACTGTGCCCGCCACTCGGCTCGTAGTGATTCTTCCGCCGGTGCCGAGAGCATTCTTAATAAACCATCGGTCACAGACGTAGGTGCTTAATCCATTGCCCGCATCAAGGGCAGTAGTGTTTCTCTGCCAAATAGAAAAATCTCCGTTGTACAAATAATTATACGAATTGGATGAGGCGGCGCTTAGCGTATTGAGCTGCACTTGAACGTCGGAGGTTGCCGTAGACAGATATCCTAACTGAGCGGCTGTGGTAGCGGATGCTACAATATTTTTACTACCATCCAAGGCTAACGCTCGGCTAGCGGTAGCTAGAGGGAGTGAGACGTTTTGTGAGCCATCAATAGCGAGTGCGATTGTGCCATTGGTTTTGAAGTTGATGGGGTTAATCCCAAGCTGAGAGAGAGAGAAACCGCCAGTAAAAAGAGCATTAGAAGTAATTCCGGAGCTAGCGCTTCCAGCGGAATTTGCGAAAATGTTTAAGTCATCTATCGAAGAGGAAATCCTTAATAGTGACTGAGCGCCGGCGTTGCTCAATCCGTTAGTGACGTTGAGTAAAGTGGTGCCTATCCAATCCTTTCGCAGCGTAGCGCCTGGGCCATTCCAGTTTATTCTATCGTTTGCGTCTGGGGAGAGAACAAGATCAGCGGAATTTGCGTTGTTGCGCCAATTAATCGTATCCGCGTTAGCGAGGCGGTGAAGCCCGGTTAGGGAGGGATTTGCGGCGCCTGATTTTAGAGCCCCATTGATAATGTGAGCTGAGGTGTTTGAGTCAGACCCTAGAGTGACGTGCCCGTCAGTGGCATAGGCTCTAATCGCGGGGCTAGAAAAAGTCGCGCCGTCGGCGATAGTTGAGGGAGTGATTTCAAAAACGTTATTTGCGGCGTATCCCGAAGCGACCTGCCAATTATAGAAACCGGAAGTCGGACTGTAATAATTAAGACGAATGGCTGCTGCGGAAGAACCATCGACGCTAGATAACTGAGCATACCCTCGATTAAGTTTGAGAACGGGATTTGAGAAAGTGGTTCCGTCTACGGTTGTAGAGGGAGTTACTTCAAACATATCTGAGCTAGTTAATTGTGCGCCCGTCCGCCAATTATAATGCCCTGAGGCGGCTTGGTTTAAATATCTTAGTTCGCCAGCTCCTCCGCCACCGCCAGTGAGCTCTAAGCTAACGCCGGTATAGGCGATGCCTAGTTTACCGGTCATGGTTCCGCCAGAGAGCGGGAGGAATGCGCCGGCCGTTCCGAAGGTGAACTGATCAGAGGCATTGATGCCTATAGGTAAATCTAGGGTATTGGCGTTGTTTCTAAAATTGATGGTATCCGTCTTAGAAAGCCTTACGACTCCGGCCACGGCGGGATTTACTGTGACTGAGGTGAAATACTTTGAAAGAAGTCCGAAAGAGGCGCCAAAATTCAAATCACCGGTGAGAACAAAGTTCCCACCGGATTTTTGAATAATATTATTTGTGACGGCCGTGGCCCAGTTCGTGACGTTATCGCCCCAGGTCTGATCCCCCGTATTGGGGAAACTGTAAGCAACGCCATTGATTACCAGATTGACTGCCATGAATTATTACTCCGTCACTGCCTACTCGCCTAAGGCGCTTGGGTTCCCGAAAGCGGAACGCCGACGATCTGAAAATAAACTCTGACCCACAAGTCACTATTGCCCAGTGTCGGATCAGTCGTCGATGCGACGAGCACTAGAGGCGCTCCCGTATCAGCGGCGTCAATCGGAGAATAGGCGTTGATAGAGGCCTGAACTACTTGATGGTTAGTTCCGCTAACTGACTGCACAAAGCCCTGAGTGAGAGCAAGACCGGGAGCTGATCCCGACCCATCCGCTTTGTACTTCAGCGAAACGCCAGCAGCGTTGAGAGCGTAAGCTACCGAGTTAAAAACTATGCTTGCCACCATGAGGTAGGGCACGAGCAAAAAACCCGCTGGCGGTGCGGGTATGATCGCAACGGGAACGCTATTTAGGGTCAATACGTTTGCCGTGGGAATTTTCACCGTACGATAGCCACCAGTAATGTGCTGCATCGAGCGATTTAAATTGGGATGAATGCCGGTCTCTTTCCAATGCTGCTGCACATCTGGAAGAGACGGATCCATAATGAAACCGTATAAGTCTGCGTTAAGTCCTACTATGCCTGGCATCTTTTCTCCTTTTTGCACAAAGGGCGCTCCCAGTTTCCCAGGAGCGCCGATTGGCGAAAAAACTCTTAGGTTATTCCAGTGTAGTTAACCGCGTGCGCTGGGCGCTCGAAGTAAACTCCCTGATCCGACATGCTTCGGATTTCCAGAGCCGTGGTGTCAGTGACGTGCACTTCCATTGGCTCATCGCTTCCGGGCATTCCAAAGGTAATATCGGTTGCGCCGACTCTGTGAACATGCTCATCCGGAACGAGCATTGCCTGTCCCTGTTTAATGAAGGGATGCGCCATCACTTCGATATCAACCGGTCCTAACATGAATTCAACGCCTTTAACGCCGCGCTTAGTGCGCTTAGCATCAGAGTCATTGACGTAGCGTCGGAGAGCCGCCTCATCGATGCCTAGCTGAGCAAATTTCTCAGGGGCACACAGTAAGAGTCCTTTTTCGAGACCGTAATTCATGCCGAGCGCTCCGCCCTGCAAAATTGCGGTCATCGAGAGGTTTCCGTTTACGGGGTAGTTCTGAGATTTCCAGGCGTCGAAGATAGCCGCTGACACGTTAAAGAGAGTGCCAGTATTAGTGAGGATAGAGTCAAAGCCCGGGCACTCATTATATCCAGAGGCTGTGCGAGCGCCTTTGAAGTAAAGAACGTCGGCTGCTACTACAGCTCCGCTGGTACCGGTCACAGTGACGGATTTACTAGAAACGGAAATAGCGCTGATGGTCAAATCGCCGTTGTGCTGGGTTTCAGAGGAAGTGACGCCAGTCCAAGCTTCGAGGATACAATCCTTAAGACCCGCTGCCCAAATCCCGGTTGCCCAGGTGGCGGCAGTGAGAGTTAGAACGCCTGCAGCATTTCCGGAAACCGTGCCGAGACCCGTACGGCCATATAGCATGGAAAGTTCCAAGCGATACTGATGGGACTCTTTAAGGTTTTTGAGAACTGCACCGTAGGCCTGAGCAAATGCTTTCTTACCGGCACGCGAAGCCTTTGCGGCTGCGTCGTAAGATAAACGTGAGCGCATGTAGATTGAGAAACCTTCAACCTGCACCTGGGCAACAAAGCCCGCGATGGAAGCATTCAAGGTCTGTGGGCCCGAAGCCGCACCCGAAGAAGGAGCGTAGGTTGCGCCGTGCTCTTTTTGAAGCACTACACCGAAAATGTAGTATTGACCGAGAGACTCGGCCTCTTCAAATTTGTATCGGTCCTGGATAATGCCCCAGGTCGGAATGGCTTCAACCAATCCCGAATTCTGATACAGGTTTTTAAAATCTCCCGCTAACTGTGTAGGTCCTGACGTGGATGCCATGGATACCCCTCCTTAAAAGACAAAATGGTTAAACGTCATTTATTTGACGCTTTTTAAATAAGTTTTTCCGATGAATCGGGGCGCTTATTTTGCCGGCTTGTCTTTTTCGGGTATCTGTCCAAGGCTTAAAAGCTTGTTGGGAGAATCCTACTTTTGAGGCTCGTTAGAAATCGCGTTGCCCTTACCCTTTGGAAGGGTAAACTATTTCTTCGTCCGTCTCAATTCATTAAAATATTTGTCAACGTCTCTCATCGACCGGCTGCCCGTTGGTTTTGCATTGCCCGAATTGGGAGAAAGCGACCCGCTCTGAGTGGCCGGCTGAAAGCGTGCCTTAAGCTTTTCCATATCGAAGGTGCGTAGTTTCTTAATCAGTTCGTCCCCTAGCATCTCTACCAATTGTTGGGGAGTAGCTGTGGAAGTGAGAGATGCGACAATAGAATTTCTTTCGTCTTTCACCTGCTGCACGATGACTTCAGGGGGAGCATCGTAGCCATTTTTGATATTTTGTTTCATCCAAAAAGCCACACGGTTTGCGGTAAACCGTGTCTTAGGAAGTCCCGAGGTATCTAAGATAGAAACAATCTCCTCTTGTACCGATTGGCGCGTTTGAGAATCAAGGTGCTCTTGGGCCGATGTTTTCTCTTGCTCTTCGCGTTGAGATTTTTCTTTCTTATATTGCTCGGCCTCTTTCTTCCACTGAGCGGCCTCTCGTTGTTCCTTAGTCATCATTTCAGGATCAATAAAATTCTCTTTGTACCAAGATTCAAAGCGGGTCCGGATTTGATCTTTCGAGAGTCCTAGTTCCGGGTCCATCAAGGCGGACATAGCGTCCGTCTGGGCTTTTTGTTTCCAGTCGGCAAACTTTTTTTCGGTCTGCGAGGCCTTTTGAAATTTCTCGTGAGCGCCGTCGGCTAAGATGGCCTTACTGCGTAATTCATCGAGAGTGTATTTGCGGATTTGACCGTTTACCTTTACCTCGAAGAGTTCGGGGGGAAGAGCCTTTGCATCTACTTGCGGTGCGCCGGTTGATCCGGTTTGTTGGGTTGCCGGTTGCCCGGTAGCTGCTGTCTGTCCGGGAACGCCCGGAACGGCTGCTGGTGCAGCTCCTTGTACTTCGCTCATTATTACCTTCCTCTTTTAAAAATCATGCTGAGACGGGGCCTGGGCCGGGGGCCCTCTGTCCCGTCGCGGGATTTATTGGCATTCTAGGTTGTTGTGGCATTTGAACATTGGCTGCTTGCACTTCTCCGGGGCCGCCTGGATTCATCATTTTTGGCATACTTTGCGAAGGGCCGCCTTGTGGATGGGGAGGTTGCGGGGGACCGCCATGCGGTGGTGGTCCCGAAGGGCCGGGAGGTGCTTGCCCCATGGGAGGTTGAGGCGGATTAGTGAGCCACTGCTTATATTCTGGGCCGCCCGGCGTGGGGCCGCCAGGTTGTGGCATGCCGGGGCCAGTCGGCAAAACTTGCTGGTGAGTCGCAACCAAAAGAGAGGGCTCATTTACCGAGAGCCAGTTCCACCAGTCGACGTGCAAATCAATATGAGCCAAGGATGATTGAACGAGATTCACATCCTCTTTACTCTCAGGGCTTGCCACAACCGACATATGCCCTTGGATATGCTCTTGATGATTTTCTACTTTAATCACCGAAGTATTTTTACCTTCGCGAAGCCTTTCGTTCTCGCTCTTAATCGCTAGTTCGTCTGCCTCGTCATCCTCGATGAAAGCATCAAGGCTTCCGGTTCTGGCTACCATTATGTATTGGCGAGCATTCTTAATCAGCTTTGCTTGCAGTAGGTCTTTCGCTAGTGCTTCCTTACCGCCAATTGTTTTTTCTAGGGGATTAGTCATTTCAAACATGATCGCAGATATTTTCTCTAAATCCTGAGAGCTGTATTTGAATTCCTCTAGGTATTGACCTTGGACTTTTCCAGTGATGCGAATAACTCTTTCGTTATCTGCATATTTTTGAAGCATCAAAATCATTCCAGTGCAGCACTTAGCTAGGAGCTGATACCAACTTCTCTGGCCGCCTGATTGATACTGAATGGACTGTGCTTGGACTAAGGCCAGAGCGCTTCCTGAGTTAGAACGTAGCGCCCCTTCCGGATCACCTCTCACGACGGAATTGATGCCGGCAATTGTTTCTTTCTTTCGAGAAAGCGTTTCGAGGTAGGCATAGGTTTCGGGAGAACTTTTTGTAAGTTGGAGTGGACGAATCTTATCGATTAGAGCTGGCTCTACTTCAAAATAGGCAAATCCTTTTCCTAGCTGCGTATGATCGAGGTTAGCGCCTTTGGGCCCGATGATAGCTTGGGCACCGAAAGAAATATTGTTACTAATCACGATAGAGTGAAGAGCGTCCGTCACTTCCTCTAATGCTAGTAAGTCGTTATTGTTGGTATAGCCAAAGGAAGAATCGATCGAGTCGTTCTGACTCATGCGATAGATATTAAATTCGTTGTAAGGAAAATCTCCGTCTAGAAGAATATCCTCGCTAGTAAACACGGTGAGCCGTCCCGCTGGTACCGAGGGTGAGGGTTCGTGAGAGAGACAATGGATTTCGATTTGATCTGTCTGGCCAGTGTTAATGGTATTAAAAATTAGGTCCTTAATCTTAGAGCCAGAGCCCTTTAAAATTGAATCTCTGAAGTTAGGATACTTTGCGGCGAGGTCATACTTATTCGTTCGCCAAGAGTAGATGCCCCAATTCATATCATCCGGGGAGGAAAGATGTGGGTCTCTTGCCATATTCCAGGGGGAGATAACCCGCATCGCCATATCGCCTGTCATCTGCATGCGGCCTGTGGGTTCCCCTGAATCCGGGTTCGATTCGGCCTCTCCCGTTGCGGTATCCACTACGGGGCGCAAAGGGTCTCCTGATGTCGCATCCCAATCAAGGACGGCGTAGGATTCGTCGCAGACTAGGGCTACTTCAGCATTCTGCACAAACTTTTGCTCATATCCCACTTGGGAGAGGTAATACTCGATGAGCATAGAACCGATGCGGGCTTGTTTTAAGGAAGTGGGATCGGAATTAATAGCTTTTGCTTCGCCTGCTGGGCGTTGGGAAGTGATGAGAATGAGTTGATGCTGAACGAGGTTTCGATAGTCATTCACTTTGGCTAGAGTGAGCTGACCTTGATCCCCACCGCTTGTGACCATGTTTGAGGATTTAGAACCGTCGGAGGAAACCCCATAATAGTTTTGAAGGGCCCGTTGCCATTTTGAAACCTTTCCTCTGGTCTCGCAATAGCGCCGATAGATATTCACTTTCTCGATGAGTGCATCGATATAGCGGGCATCCCCGCGAGAGTAAGACGCAAAATAGACGTCATCAGAAAAAGTGCTCATTTATCCCCCATCCCAAAAGCTTTTCTTAGAACATTCGCGTTGCGATTGTCGCTTGCCTTAGTGCCAACGTAAATAGTTTCGCTCATCTGTCTACCAAAATAGGCCGGTACCGGATTTTCGTGTTCTGGGATATTTCGGATGAAATAAACGAGAGCTGCGATTAAATCGAAATGGCCGTGGGTTTCAGACCGAGCAAACTGTTTTCGCTGCTTATCCCATATCCCAGCTCTGAGCCCGGAGATGAGACGTTCGCATCGCGGATGAATCTCTATTCTATCTGACCTGAACCAGACTCTCACCTTGTTAACCATAGCGTGTAGTTCGTCTTTATTTGTGGGAGCAAAGTGGAGCTGATACTCAAGTCCTAAATCTTGAATGAGGATTAGATTATTATTATCTGCGATGCGTCGATAAACGTTGTATTTCGACACATACCCCAATTCCCTTTCCTTCTCCCTAACTAGTTCTGCGATACGCGGGGTAGTGACTTCGTGACCCTTGATGGCAAATTCATGTTCAATCACTGCCTTTGCTCTAGCAAAATCGTAGTAGCCAAACAGACAGGCTGTCATATCCACCACGCCAGAATCTAGTGACTCCATGCGGTGCCAGAACTTCCAGGCCGGGCACTGGGGGGAGATAAGCGCGTGTAGCTTAGGTTTAAACTCGGGGACGATAGCTCTTTCGCTTTCGACGATGCGCTCGCAAAGGTATTCCCGGCGAAAGGCGGTAGAATCATAGCCACCGCACTCATCTGCGATTTCATTTATTTGCGACAGAGAGAGGAGAGGGTTATCAAATATGGTAAGGCTCACGTAGGATTTATTCTTTTCCGCCTTGTCGCAAAATTTAATAAAGTCATGATCCGGAGATTCAGGCTGAGTGGAAAGCATTATGATTTTTGCGTCCCGAACATGGGTTGTAGCGGGGATGAGAACGTTCCGGTAGATATACCCCAATCTCGTAATGTAACCAGCCTCATCAAGGACTACGAGATCAAGCCGATTGCCGCGAAGTCCGTTCGGCTTTCGATCAAGTCCAACTAATCTAATTTTTGATTTAGAGGATGGAAAATACCATTCAGATTTTTGCGCTCTCCAAATGGGTCGGAGATGCGCCGGGCAATCTTCCAAAACCATATCGAAAGCTGGAATAATAAATTGCTCAAGGTCGGTAAGAAAGGCAGTGGCGTAACGTATTCGAGCGCCTTTTTTCTTAAGCGCCACCTCAATACAGGTCTTAGCCGCCCATGTCGATTTTCCGAGCTGTCTAGAAGAGTCGACAACAAATAGCTTTCCAGTGGCGCATTCAAACGCTTCCTCGATCTTAAGCTGTCCCGGCTTATCGAAGGTGCCATGAAGCTTCCAAGTCAGAATTCCTTTTTCCCAGAGACGATCGGTGAGATCCTTATCCTCGATGAATTCCCGTCTATTGGCTTTCGCACCCACTCACTGCAAACCCATTCGGAGCGCTAGAGCATTCATCTTAGTCTGCATCTTTTCCATTTTATCCGATAATTCATCCTGATTCTCTCTCAGAAATTCGATTACCTTAGGAAACTTTTCATCAGCGGTGGATTCTTTTTCTTTTTCTTTTTCGACAATATGCAGCCATGCGGCGAAAGACCAATAGCCCACAACGCAAAGGGCTAGAGAAATATACACAAGCGCTTCAGCCATATTGATTGGATGTGGATACATAAATTTAAGCAATACACAGGCCAGAAAGGCCAAGAGCACCTTGTTAAACATGCCGGTACTCAGCCGGGTAGCCAGTGCGCATAGATTCAAGGTGATAAGCCTGCTTCGTTTCCATAACCGCCCTTGCTTCAAAGGCCGCCAAAGGGTCCGATACGCTTTCTACTTTTTCAATGACGCCATCTTTCAAAAGCAGTTTCACCACCGCGTAATCGGCAAAACCCAAATGCGGTCGGTAGATAAAAGCAAAGGAAACTCCGGTGAATTTCATGTTCAGCGCCTTTAGTCGTTCCAATTCCTTGTGGTGTTTCTCCGTCGCCTCATCTTCAAACATTTTGGGTTTTGGGATCGGAATTTCTTTTTTTAATTTGGTATCCATAGTTTTTTGTTTTGCCCAACGGGTTTCCATTTCCTTCGAGTTTGTACCTCAAACACTGTCTCATCGAATGCGCGAATGTCAGCGTCACTCACCTTATCGCCATTCATTTGAGAAAAGAAATCGAGCATCGAGATGAGAAACCACCTTTGCTTTGAGGTGATTTGAAATTTAGTAGGATGCGCAAAGCTTCCTTGTACCTCTTCGCACTCAACTACGAACTGCTTGCCATCGTCATCCTTAACCCGGCAAGAGCGCCCTATGTACTGCCTCATATCGGGGACCTGCACGTCCCATCGGAACTTTTTAATCCATGGTGCCTGGATGCTCACGCGATAAATTCCCCGTTGTTTTGAAAGAAATTGTTTGTGGGCACAAAAGGATAATACGAGGAAAAAGCCTTAACGAGGTTCGCGGCTACTCTCGCCTTTTTATCATTGAAGGGAATAGGTAGGACATCTGAAATAGATATCTCCGGCCCGTTTTCAGAGCGCAAAAAAGTCTCACTCCAGCCCCAGGAAGGATCTCTCCCAGGGAGAATCATAAGCCATGCTTTTGAGTGGGCTGGTTCTACCCCCAACCCGCGACAGTCCCACTCAAAGCAGGGAGTAACACCGCCAGTAAGACGCACTTGGCTTATGCCAAACTGATATCTCACTGGCCGCATCAACAAGCATTCATGAGGGCCGAGATAGGTGCGAATAATCCAGTTTCTTACCTGAATCACATCGCGCCTAGAAAGCCCAAGCAGCCTATAGCGTGGGATTTTCTCCAACCACTTCATTCGCTAATTCCTCTGAAACAACAACCTTCAACGGCGCTGGGGCTTCGGGACCTACCTTACTGTAAAGATCAGTCCAGTCTTTATCGAGGTTGAATTCAATATTTTGAAGCCACGCTACGAATTTGTGCAGCTGATTAAAATTTGACACCGTCAAACCGACACTATTTTTTAGAATATCTAGAATGCCCAAGCAGCATTCCTTAGCATCCTGTATCGCATTCATCTGCTGCTTTTCTGGACTTAGTGGAGCGGTAGCCGGCGGCGCATTGACTTTAGTTTCTTCTGACATTGAAAACCCCCAACAAGTAAATTTATCTCAGCCATTCTGCTTGTTGAGATATCCAGAGAGCAAGGGGAATTTTTTCTTTTCATCCTCACTATCGATGCTTATTCCGCCTGGGCCGGCAAGGCTAGGATTCAGGGACGCTTTGGCGGCCGATAAAAGATTCGGGTTCGGGTCCGCACTCAGATTCGGGATCGTCGATTTGTCGCTCGTAAACTTCGGGGGAGCTATCGGGGAGTGGTTCGAGAACAGATACCCGATTTGTTTTTTCGATTTGGGGAACGGCATATGCTTGTCTCCTCTCAAGGATCATTTGGATTAGGTCGGTAGTGGTTAATTTTTCTTCAGCTTCGTCAGTTATGATTCTTCTAACTTCCTCTTGGATGATATCCTCTTCGCGCTCACCTTGATTTAGATATTGCTTGCCTAACCAAATGAGCATCGTTCTATCGCCCTGCAAGGCTAGTTCAAATTGCTTGCGGCGCAGCGAGATTTTCCCACGGCCTCGCTTTTGCTCAAAGTATTCCGCAAAATCTGCTTTCCTATCCCTTTTGCAAGCGCGTTCAATAGTATCAACGCTGCAATTAAAGTAGTCGGCAATCTCTCTTAGGGTGCATTGTATCCCGCACAGATTATCAAACTGAACCCAGTCAATTTCAATGCGGGGGCGGCCTGCTTTGCTCATTTAGAGCTTTTCCCAATTTCTCTCTATGTAGGCCGCAATTTGTTTGAAGGAACGCTTACGGTCGTCGTTAAGGGTAGCCAAGCTGATTACCCCTTTGGGAAATCTAATATGACCAAACTCAGACTTAATACCCGATAGTTCCATAGCTACTGGGGGGAGACTCCCCGCATGTGAATTGTCGCTGGTCCCATAATTGTATCCATGTTCAACACTGAACCCACGTTCAATGCGGTGTTGTTTTTTAGGCACTTCCAGGACTTCACATAGGACGCCGAGGCAGCAGTAACTATCGCCTCTGCGTAGCTGACAAAAGCCTTGCTTATAGTCTCCGCTGCGCAATGCCTTAACCCATTTCTGCATTACTTCTTTTTTCATAACTTTCCATCTAGGACCTCATGTTTTTTACCGGTGAATGTTTCCCACCGCTCAATAATGACCTGGCAATTTGGAGCGCCGTGGTCGGAATTGCACCGCCCTCTCCCACCTGGTTGGTGAGCGCAACGTTAACTTTGCTTACGACGCGTTTAGGATAAGGTTTTGAAAGTGGGAGAATTCTAGTTCGGACCCTGGCATCCAACGCCATGAGATACCGATGCTTGCCGTCATTACCAACACGTGATTTCTCAGCCTGAACTCTGGTTAACCGCCTAGCCTTAATCATTGACGAGATGGTCCTCGAATGGACTTTTTCGCCATTAATTAGATACATCCGGTCTGGCTGGGATTTTCCTGAATAAATCCAATTACCCGCTTGGTAAATCCCACCCACATGTCCTTCATGTCCTTGATCTGCAAAAGACACAACAAGCTTTAGTCCTGGATTTGATTGCTTAAGAAACTTCAGACTCACTGCAATGATTCTCGATACGGAAGTTTCATGTTTAGTAAGTGCTACGCGCACAAGTTCACAACCCTCAGTGGATTTTAGCCCGTACCGGCTTACCAGGGACGAAGTTGCACCGACCCCAAAAATGACTACTCCGATGAATCTTCCATTCTCCCAGACGCCTATTTTCACTAGTTTAGATTTGGGAATACACCGCGAATAATGCCAATTTTCACAAGCGTACCTAGCAGCTTCGTGCGTTGCCCAATCAAGCCGTAACGAAACTTTCTCCGCACTTAGGACAGGTGATGGGTTTTTTTTCATCAAGCTTTCCTTGTTCATCTTCACTACCTGCTTCGAAGTTAGGAACGTCCAAATCAAATCCTTCAATCCCTAATAGGTCGATATCAAAGTCGGGGCCTAGATCACCCACATCCGCGTTAATCCCTTTGAGGTCTAGCTCCGCCCACGAGGCAATGGCGTTGTCGGCGGTGATATCCGCATACTCTTGCTCTTCGCTCTCGTACTCTTGAAAGTTGACGGGCACTTCCTCCCAACCGTTTATCTTGGCTGCGTCAATTCTTCCATGACCTGATGTGACAAAGCCCGAGCGCTTAGACACTTTCACGGGGTACCGCCAGCCCTGATATTCTAAAATCTTGGCTAGCCTATCTATTTGCTCTTTTGGATGCTTATTTCTGTTTTTTGGGTGAGGTTTAAGTGCGTTTACCGCTACTAATTCATCAAAAGCGCAACAAACCTTCAATTACCTACCGGAGAGCGGCGGCGCTTCCCATGGCTATATTTGCGCTTTGATTCGTCTAGCTTAGTAACCCACCGAGAGGCAGAGTGGCCTTGGGTCTGAATGTCTCTGCAATACCAGCAGGCACCCATGAAAAAAACAGACATCTTGTGCCGAGCCTTATGCGCTGCCCATGCGGACGAAAAAATCATAACTTTTTATCCTTTTGAAGAATAGCCTCTAGGCGTTTCTTATCCCTATTTCTCTTAGTAGCTAGACCGCCCCTACTCCCCGCTAGACGCGCTTCCTCTAACGTGTACTGATGAGCCTTGCCCTTGGCGTGGGCTGCTTTCCCGCCGCTACTACAGACGGATTTTCTTCTCTCAGGGCTCATAGCAGCGAACCCCCACTTCTTCTTCGTTTCCATTTGCTCAATATACAGATGAGGTGCTTCAGTTGCCATTTTAAAAATTCCACATTATCCCCCTAAATCCCACTTATAATAGGTTCAGTAGATATGTGTATTTTCCCCGGTGAGGATGGTCCTCATCGGGGATTTTTATTTTAGGTGCCTCTACTCTTGGTCTCTTGTTTCCTCAGTGCAAACGAGAGGCCCGTTGGTAGCGCTAGGAACAAGTTAGGCTTCGGTTTTCGCTTCATGTATCTTTTATCAAATAGGTAGCAACCACAAGAAACCGTGGTTCCTAAAAGCAAGGTATCCGCTCGCACTACTTTCTCTATCCCGCAATCGCATCGGCAAATGTAATGCGCTCTACGCTTTTCCACGGGCTCATCTAGGCTAAGCACGGTGAGCCGTCCCAATTTAGTTCCTGACTTAATCATGTCTCTTCCGAAGCCTCAGGGCTTTCCTTCCTTGTTGAATCTACATAACCGGCGCAGTAAGCCGCTTTGAATTCACTCTCAATCCATTCCTCAATCGCTCGCATCTTAGGCAGAATTACTGCGTATTGAAATAGTTTCATTTTTATCCCCTTGTCTGATCATGGATAGACTTATCTAGAAATGCCTCGGCTACCTCTAGAAATTCACAGGTCGCATCACTAGGCAATTTCCCTTCTTTCTTTTGTTGCTCGTGAAGCCAACCAACAAAGCTTTGCAATTCCTCAATCGGAATTTTCCCTAGTGCAATGCCCTTAAATTTCTTTCCAATCGGGCAAATATATTGCGCTAGCTGTATAAGAGGCATTTCCGGGTCAAAATTACCCCTAGCCTCAGGCTTCAATGCCTGTAGCGCGCCTAATCGATCTGCATGAGGCCTCATAGCCGCATTCCCATCGTCGTCATCGTCAGGCGCCACGCCAACCATAGAGGCCAGTGAATAACGTCTCGCATAGGTGAGAGCGGAACCAAAACCCTGAGGAGTCTCTTTCTCCGGTGAGATGGGATAGCTCCCGCCTATCCATTGCCCTGAAGTATGCATAAGAATAGTTATTAGAATAAGCTTTTCCCCCCTCCACTCTGGGCATTGAGAAACGCAAAGCCCGTTCTCCGTAAGGGGGCCTCTGCATGCTTCCCACACGGAAGAGAGATCAGCATATTTAGAACGAAAATGAGAATTGGTTTTATCTGTTTGAGCGTTTCGAATCTTAGCCTGAGTTTTGGATAGAGCGGTCGCCAATTCCCCTATGTCTGAACTCTTAAGTTCGCTTAGCATTTATTTCTCTCATTTTGTAAGCCGCTACGATTAACGATTCAATCACGTGAGTCATTGTGGTCTCGTTAATCACTGCTACTTTTCTTAGCTTAGCCGCTACTGGGTTAGCTAAGCGGAATGAGAAAACAACGCCGGTGGTAGTTTTCTTAACTGCTTTTTTCTTTTTCATCTCTACTAGATACAGAATATGTTTTGACGTTGGCAAGCTATATTTTATCAGTCCATAGCTTTCTTAACACCTCTCGCAATTCAGGCTGCCTCTCTAATATTTTATCTAGTCTCTCTCTATCTAAGATAAAATACTTATCCTCTTTTCTCCCTATCCCGTATCTATTCAAGGTGTCGGTAGAATTGCGTAGCGTCCAGAGTAGAGTCTCCTCTCTCGACTTAAGCTGAATTGACCTAGTAGGTATCTCCGCTAGGTTCTCGCCTCTCTCATTGGGATTTTCTGGATCTCTCATTCCCCCCTCCAATCCATAACATCGGTAATTCTTCACAAGGCATAGCACTGACCTGCCTTTCTACTCACTCATTCCTCGGCTCTACTTCTAATGCTCCCCAGCTCTTTATCTGCACGCCCTACTCTTCGATCTTAACGTGCTGACCTAATTTAAATCTTAGGTCTTGGGAATGTGAAATCGACAGTCAGCTTACAAGCTTGTCGCGGAACTTTATCCTGATAAAAGAGGGAAACATTATTCACTAGATATTTCGTCGGAGTTAAAAAATGGCTATAGGCTCGCTGAGAGTCAGCATAATGAAAGTTGCCCAACGCCTTTAGGATGATCGCCCTTACCTTAACCACAATTCTTCCCCTACCCAACGGTTTCCCATATGGTTTAAATAATAGCCCTGGGTTATCCAGTTCGCGGGCTAAGCCCTGGCATCCCTCAAGACCCGTTATCCACAAGCCTATTCATCGGGATAGTTTTGCTAGCTTCCAAACAGTAAGAATTTAGTAGTTGACTAGATGCGTCGCATCAAGCAAGGTTGGCTTACTGTTTGGACTTCACAAGCCAACATTCGCCTCCTTTAGCACGCCTCGTCAAGAGAAACTAAGGGAGGCTTTTTTTTTCCCTTTTAGAAACAAATACATCCCATCGTCTTATATAGTTGCACTTGCCCTTCTCATGATTAATGGGGGATAGCTCAATAGGTAGAGCTCCGGTCTGTTAAACCGGTTGTTGCAGGTTCGATCCCTGCTCCCTCAGGTACTTAATCTTGAATGAAAACGAAATTAAAAATCTCAATGCCACGCTTCGCATTTTGATGAAATACCGCAAGGAAACCGTTCGGCAGACCATTGATATTATCGATAGCTTTCGTAGGTTAGAGGAAGCTAGGAAACGAAAACCAAAAAGAAAAAGAAAAAGGCCCCAGGTTTCCCCAGGGCCCCTCTCTGAAAGGCTAGGCCTTACTTAGGAATTGCCGTCTCAGGAGGAGTGCTTTGAGCACCCTTCATGGACTGCTGGATGCTAGCAATGGCCGAACCCAAAGCAGAAACCTGCTGGGCTAAGTCGTTGCCGGTCATTTCCTTAAGGGTGGAAACGGCATCTTTTGGGCTCAATTCGTGAGCATTCTTCACCGCAATGGCGAGATAGGTCTCTGCCAATACGTTGATTCGGTTCAGGTGACCGACTTGGTTACCAAGATATTGCGTCATCAACTGGCCGTTGATTTCCGCTTCCTTCTTGAAATTTCCGTTAGCCACCGCCTCAACAATCGACGAGTCGAGACCCGAAGTTGGCGAAGTTGGATTTGCGTCCATTTTAGTACCCCCATGCATGGATTATTTGTTTACAGGCCAACAATGTTAATCGCCGTGAAAAGTAGGGACAAGACGCACTCAGCCATTCAATTCAGATTGAACAAGCTAGTTCGCTCACTCATAATTAATCATCTCAATTATTTTTAGGGGGGGCTTCAGCCCATGAAACGGTTTTTTCTTGCGCTCTTTACCTTACTGTTTTCCTCAAATCTGTTTGCCTCTCCCCACTACGCCACCGGGCTTAAGGTTCCCCAAAATTGGAAACTCCACGCTCGTTTCTCCTCGGGAATATTAGGTGTCGATTTTCCGGCTAAGTTTGATTGGAAAGATAAAGAAAATTTACCCCCCATTAAAGATCAAGGTCAGTGCGGAAGTTGCTGGGCATTTGCTTCTTTGGAGGTACAAGAGGCGTTGATTGCTATCCAAGATAAGAAAATTGAAGCCCTCTCTGCTCAGGAATTGGTTTCTTGCGATAGCTCGTCATCGGGATGCTCTGGCGGATATTTCACCGCGTTTGAATATCAAAAACAAAAAGGGCTTACCTACGAAAAAGATTTTTCCTACAAAGCAAAAGATATCCGATGTGATGTTTCCTCTCTCTCTCACGACTATCGGATATTTGATTGGGGATATATCGGAAGCACTAGCCAGAGCCCTTCAGTCGACGAAATCAAAGCGCAGATTTTTGCAGGCGGACCGGTGACAGCCACCGTTTGTGCAGATAACCGATTCATGAATTATCACTCGGGAATATTCAGCGGAAACGCCGGCTGTCAAAATCACATGATCGTTCTCGAAGGTTGGGATGATTCATCGCAAAGCTGGTTGCTTAGAAATAGCTGGGGAATTAAATGGGGCGAAAAAGGCTTCATGCATATTAAATATGGCTCGAATTCCGTGGCCCAAATCGCTGCCTTTGCAGTGTATAAGCACTAACCTTTTTTTTCCTTGGCTAGATTAAGCATCGTCCGCTCTCGCAATAAGAGCCTAGCCCTTAGAAAAGTAGAAAGCGTGAGCTCCGCCTCACTAATCCCTGCATACTTTGCGTAAGCCTTAAACTCCGTAAACTCACTCTCTAGAAATATCATCTCCACATCGGTGAGCCTTACCCTAACAAAATTATTTCTCATCTTGGACGGGACCTCCCATTAAAAAGCTTTCGATTTCTACATCCTCCTCAATCATAATCCTTCTCCCCCTCTCGTTAATCCCATCAACCGTATCCAATGCGGCTCTTTCCCACGCGTCAAACCACTTGCCTTTTTGCTCACGCAACCTAAGCAAAGCCTCGTTCGCACGTTTCAGTCGTCCCATTAGAATATCGCTGATCATTGCTTCCATAGGACCTACCGCACAATGTGGCTGCAAGGATTGTTTAAATTGTTGCAGCTAGGCGCTTGGGCATAACCGTTGATATTGTCACGGCCGCAAGCTGATAAAATAACTACGAGGCTTATAAGGGCTGCGATTAAGAAGTTGTTTCTCATATATCTATTGTGACACGTCGTGTCACTCAATGCAAGCACATAGTTCCTTCACAATGCCTTGCGATAATAAGGTTATGCGGTGCCTCACCCTAATCCTAATCATCCTACTTTCTGGTTGCTCCACCCTCCCCAAGGAGAGGGCCTTTGCGCCATACCTCGCAGCGTTTGAGCAAGAAAGTGGGCTCGTGGCCCAAATCGCTTTCTCCTTTGGCGTGACAAGACACCTAGACGAATATCAGGTGGATGCGGTGGCGGAATGTGTGCCGGGGAGTTGGTCAAAACGGCCCGAGGTGAAAGTGAACCTCGAAGCGTGGAAGAAACTTTCAGACGACGATAGGCTTGTTCTCATTTTTCATGAATTAGGGCATTGCCAATTCTCGAAGATGCATGGAAAGGGATTGATGCAACCAGCGCTTTTAAGTGGGAAGGAATTTCGAAAACACCGAGAGGCGCTACTCGTTCTCTACAAAGTCACAAATTGAAAGCGTGACGGTGGCCCCTTCGCATTCCTCTTTTTCTACGGACTGCTTTTCTGCTGAAACTTTCACAAAGCACGAATCATCGATAAGAAGGGCTGAGGCAAAGCAATCATGGACGGCTTTGAGTCGGTTTGAAACGTCGAGGCGTTTGAATGAGCCTTTTTTCGTTATTAGGCGAGACTTTAAGAAACGAAATTCTATGGAAACGTTAATCGGATAGCCAGAAAAGGTATCTCTAGCAAATATCAGTTCCTTTGAGTGCTCGAGCCAGTAGTATTCCATTGATTTTTTAAAAGCCACTAGCTCCTGGGAAGCCACATGCCGGATACGTCCCCCCGACATGAAAGATCGATATTGATTGTTGGATGAGGGGGGAAGGGGAACGTTTTTAAATATCATATTAGGGAAGGTTCCATTTGGCTTTCCAGTAGGTATCAATATTAGTCACGAATGAATTTCCCGTTCCCGTATCAATCGCCCACTCGCCGATATCGCCGATCCAAGCAGTGAAGTTAGCTCCGTTGTCTTTTGAAATATTGAAATTCGTGGTTTTTATAATTCCACCCGCCTGAGTAGTGGTGCTTGCAGAAACCGCATTGATGTAAATCGTAGCCAAAGGCGAAGTATCTAAGGTGACACACACGCGGTACCACGTGCCAGTCACAATGCTTCCCGCACCTGTGGGTGCTCTCGATCCTACCCCGTCATACCAAAGGTCTAACTTATTTGCGCCGGCACCCACTTCGAGAGTCAGCGCATTGTCGGCTATCACTAACCCATGCATTAAGAGTGCGTTGAATTGAGCGAGCGAAGAGGCTTTTGCCAGCGCGCATTCGGTCCCGATAGTAAGGTTGGTTCCGCTTGCGCCAGTGAGATAGGTTGAAGCGGCAAACCGACAAGTCGAGAGTCCATTTTGTACCGAGGTGACTAACGTTGGGGCAGTCGCACTTGCCGTCCAGGTATAAGCGTTAGGCGATTTATCGGTGACGGTGGTGATATTTGAACCGCTGACCGCTACTTTTGTTGGGTCACTGCAATCTCCCCAGCCTCTTAGGTTAGCGGATGAAAGAGGCGTCCATAATGCGGGAGAGAGATTAAGCAGTCTCCGGTTGTCGGCGGCTGAAAGGGCGGTGGTTAAGATTAAAAAGAGAAGAATAAATTTTTGCATGTGCTTGTACGTTTCTTAGTAATTAAGTGACGATGTGCAGAAATAAGATGTCCCATCGTAGTAACAAGAGACAATGTCTTGCTTATTGGCGCCTGAACCGGCGGGAGCAGTTCCGCCTGACCATTTTACGCCGGCTGGCCAAATGTAAGATCGACTTCCCGTCGCATCTTGCACTAAGTGAAACACGTAGCTTCCTCCGATAACCGGATTAGAAAAAGTAAAAGTGACGTTTGCCGTGGCCGTGGCTTTTTGTGATGCGCAATTGGAAAGGTCTAAAGTGAGAGCCGCTCCGGTATTGCCTGCGTTATTTTCGCAGGGTTCAAGATGGTAATTACCAAAAGTGACTTGAGTGGTGAAGGAAGGGCTTGCCGAGGGGGCTTTGGTATTGATTTGGGTTTGAATCGCGGAACTAACGCCGCTAACAAAGCCCAGTTCCACGGCGGTAGTGGTTGCAGAGACGAGGTTACTCGAGACATCAGTAACTACCGCCCGAGAGAGGGTCAAGGCGGTTCCTATGGTTCCTGTGAAAGCTGGGGATGCCTTAGGGGCTAGTAACCCAATCTGCGTCTGCAAAGCTGAAGTAACACCGGAAACAAAACCTAATTCCGTTGGAGTCACTGCGCTGGAAGTGAGCTGCTTAGTTCCATTGAGATAGGGCACCGTGGTGGCGGTGAGAACGGAAAAAACCGGAGAGGCCCCGGTTAAAGTTAAGTCGATACCTAAGGTTTGCGCCCCGGTTGCTTTGACAAGCCCCCTAGCAGTGCCCGAGGCGGAGGGGAGATTAAAAAGATGATTTCCCGCCGCGTTGTCTACCACGGCAAAATCAGTCCCGGCTAAGCCTACGGTTAGAGTCTGCGCGGGAGTAGCATCGGCATTGATTTGAGTGACATTGCCCGTTCCTGAAGCGGTTGCCCACCGGTTTCCGCAAGCTTGCGCACTATCAGCAGTAAGGATTTGACCGTTCGTGCCCACTCCCAAACGACAATCCGAGGTTGCACTGCGCGTATAGATATCCCCCTTTGCCGTAAGAGGGGAAGAGCCACCACCACTACTGGCTATCGTCGAAGAATCGACAATATAGAGATAGGCTGCACCTTGCGCGGAAACCACCGAGTTTCCGGTTAGGGTGAAGGTGTAGCTTCCAGCTAGAAATACCTTCGGATAGATCTGCGCCGTTAGCGAGGCGGAGAGAGACGTTAGCGCACTGTTTAATGCATCTAAAGACGCTCCCAGTGGATCTACAAAGGTAATGCCGTAACTTGCCGTAGGAGCGGGGCTGGCCGGGACAGTGATGGCTTTCATCACATGACCGGAAAGATAAATCGAGGTGGCCGGAACAGAACCATCCGCCGCATCACCCACCCAGGCAAATTTTACAACCTCGACGGACTTTGGAGCGCTTTGCTTACTGAATTCCGTAAACGATCGGGTGACCGTCACAGATCCTACGGCGAGAGCTAACTCGCTTAGGAAGAGACAAGATAACAAGAGACGTTTCATGGGATTTTTTCCTTTCTGTATGTTTCTTAAATAAGTTTATCGATGTGAGTATCCAAAGCTTGGATGGCCGCCTGTGCGGTTCCTTGCTCTGCATGGCCAGAAAGCCATTCAACTATTTTTTCTAAAATTGGTTTGATGCCGGGATATCTTGATTCTAAAAAAGACACGCCCAATTTTAACGCAATCTTCCCCAGGAACTCCGCCAATGGAAGCCACCACATGTTTTTTATCCTCTTTTAAAATTTTAGCAGGAAATTTCTAAACCCCAGCGCGCCATATGTCCCCTCACATCCAAATGCGTGAATTTTAAATATACCCCGATACCACCATCAGAGAAAACCGAGATTCGAGATGCGGCTTTTCCTACCGCAACCGGAGTCGCATTCTCAGACTCTACGTCCGATGCTTTCCCTTTTATATGCTGCGAATCGGGTACCCCACCCACTTCTCGATTATGCGAAGCGCAACGAAAACCACTTGTGATTTTAGGTTTCCCTAAGATGTCAGACAATTCTTCAAGACCTGAGATTAGAACTTCGTCAATCAGCGTCTTGTCGCACTCTACCTTTTCGCAATGACAATCAAAGTCGGTTGATAAGAAACTTCCCAGTGGAATTGGTATTCCTTTTCCGAAAATGCGAACCATACGACACCCCCTTGCTTAGACAACAATCATGCCCTTTTGGCATATTATCGATTGTCACTTTCATGACCGCTACGCTTTGCCTTAGCTCCCAAACTATTTCTGATGTCGCGTCTAATTTATCCACGAGACGTTTTACAAAATATACGTTCCCCGCAAACAAGATGCTGAGCACAGATCCTACCCCGGCGACTAGCAGCCGTTGAATGGCGAATGATTTTTCTCTGGTCATTCCTCATTCTCCCCCGTTGACTGCCTTTTGATACGCTGGCTCGGTTTGCGAAAGAATGAAATGAGTCGTCGCAAGCGCTCCCTGTCCTTGAGCGGCTGCCGATTTAATCGCGCCGATAAATTGTTGTGCACCTGGCGTCTGAGAAAGGCTTTGCGTAATCACCGTCGCGTCGAGTGCTTTTTTTGCTATCTGAGGCCCGTATTTATCGACGGTCGCTCCGAGCTGGCCACCCATGGCCCCGCCAATCGCAGCCCCAACCGTTCCCGCGCTCGGCACGCCGGTCATTGATCCTACGGTATGTCCAATACCAGCACCGGCGGCCATTCCAGCGTAAACTCTACGCCCACCGTTTGTGGCCCCAGAGCCCTCAAAGTAAGATCGACCTAAGCTTTTCTCTACGTCGTCCGCTAAGTCGCCATAGCCTTGATCTTTCAATCCCTGAAGCACGCGCGCTCTATCAACCTTGTTCCCCCTAACAATATCTTTTAGAGCCGAGAGAGTGCGATCAGAGAAAGTAAATCCCGATTCATTGGCGCCTGAATAATCAGGTTGTAGAGCAAACTTTTGGGCTAGGCCTTGCTTAGACTGAATGTTTTGCGAGAGATCACTCATGGCCGACTGATAGTCGTTATTTTGGCCTTTGAGCATCTGATTAATATCGCCCGAGGCGATTCGGGCACTGGACATTTCACTAGTAGGAAGCGGGCTTTTCCAGTTCCCAGCCGCATCTTGAAACGCTTTCTTTACGTCATGCATCTCACGTTCAGTGAGATAGTTCGCTTCAGGAGGGGTTTCCGGGACTCCCTCAATCCGATTGTTAGACATTCCCTTAAGCCATTGAGTCGGATTTTCCTCTGGCGTTGTGTAGCCTATATTTGGTTCTGATTCGTATCCAAAGTTGGTTGGAGTTTCTCCGGTTTGTTTAAGTCCAGCCTCATAATCCGTAGGGGCTGGCTCTTGTTTGATAAAGTCCATTTTCCTAGTGATCGTGGTGGGTCTTGCCTCAGCTCCTAATCCAGGGGCACGCGCTGCATATTCTTGCTCTAGCCTATCGGCTAGTTTCTGAGTTGAGGGATCATTGAAGCGGCGAAGGGAATTAACCGCATCACTTACCTTGAACCCTTCGTTAGGTGCTCGCTCGGTAGATAGAGTGGACATAGCCGCTTCCGAAGCGGGGCCAGTATCATTGCGTACGTCACCTAAGGTGTCGGCCAGTTTTTGAGCGACGCCCTCCGGGGGTAATGCATTGTTATAGGCTTTGGGATTTCTGAGATAGTTTTCAGTCAGTTTCTCAGGCGTATCAAAAGCCACGTTGAGTGCTTTCTTACCGGCCCACCCAGCGAGATCCCCTATTTTGCCGGCGGTGTATCCCACGGCCGGAGCAATCACTTTTTCAATTGCCGGCTGAAGAACTGCGCCAGTGGCCCCGCCGATGCCGGTATCTATACCAGCCTGCACATAGTCTTTAGTCTTTCCTGTGGTTAAATCAGCGTTAGAATTTCCTAGAGCGGCAGCGGCCCCGAGCCCCGCAGCTCCCGCAATTCTTCCCCCGATGGTCGCGGCTTTTGCGATATTAAGCCCTGGCACGAACGCGGTTGCGAGGCCTCCCCCCAGCATTCCGCCTGTGAACGTTTTTGGGTTCGCTGCCTTTGCAGCCGCATCGGCTTGGCGGTATTGGTCTCGGTGCTGGATATAACTTTTGACGATGTCTGCGACGGAGTTATTTCCAAGGCTTGCTCCCGCATCAACAATCGCGCCACCGGCGCCGGCCAATTCGTCGGCAAAACCCAAGGTTCCGCCTTGAGCCGCTCCTCTAGCTAGGCTTTCCCCATATCCCGGAGCATCAGCCTTTGTAGCCGGCTGGACATCGTTAGGGGATAGGTCGGATAGTTTTAAGCTTGGCGCTTGGCTACTCGCTAACTGGACATCACCCGGATTTAAATCAGATAGCTTCAAGAGAATCTCCATCCGCTCCGACGCGGTATTGCTTTCCCTTCACGTTAACCATAGAGCCGGGAGGGTAGTGACCAACCGCACCTTGAGATGCTTTTGATTGCGATCCGCCTTGCCCTGCTGACGCATCGTAAAGTTTCGGCATGCGGCCGTGGATGCGACTAAAATCATCGGCCTCACTTTGAATGACCGTTTGTTTCTGAGTTAGTGCGCTATTTTTTTCACTATTGAGATACCCGACAATATCTTTTGCTACGTCAGGAGTAATCGTTCCATTCTCAGATTTATTAATGGCCTGAGAGATGCGAGTCATCATATCGCTATTAGGATGCGCAAAGGCTTCCACGGTAGCTGAATGAAGTCGCTTTCCCTTGGAAGCAAAGTTTGCTAGTTCCGTCGAAAGACTCTGAGCGGATGTCTTATTAGACAAAGCTTGGTTAACTAAATTAACCAGAGAGTCAGCGGTATTCGCCGTAGTGTCAGCTTCCTTATATGCTTCATTGGTCTTAAGACCGGTCTTAAAAGCTTCGTCAGCTTTCATGTCGACGGTGCCAGTCTTATTTCCCATCAGCATTTGTCGAAGCGCGGTTTGTTGATCAATCCTTGCCTGAGCAACTTGTTTTTGTTCGTCGATCTTTGCTTTTAATTCTACGGGGCTTTGAATCTGTTTTAAGTCATTGGCAGAAAGTTGTCGGACTGAATCAGCCGGAAAACCTAACCGAATGTAAGCGTCTTGCACTGCCTTTGAAGTGGAGGAGCTAGCATCGGCGCTCCCCATTTGCTCTTCAGCGCCTAAATCCTGTATTTTTGCTTGGCGTAATGCCTGAATATCTGCGACGGGTTGATTTGCGTGCTGTATCTGCTGCTGATAAAATTGATTGTCCGCTTTTCCGGGTTGTCTCGCTAGCGCCCAACCAATGGTATTGGCACCTTCTCCCGTCATCGCATTTCCGACATTCTGCTTTGATTCGTCCATCGCAGATTGTAGGGCGTTAGAATCTAGTTTGGGACCGAAACCATATTTCTGGGCAATGGCTTGCTTTACGACATTTGAACTATCAGCGCTTGGCTGTGATTGAGGCATCCCTTGGCTCATTTGGGAAATCGTAGGAAATGCATGCCCTGAGGGAGTGCCATCTAAAGAGGCAACTAAATCCGGCGAGGGCATTCCCGCGCTCATCCCGGCTTGTACTCCTTGCACCGGCGCCGAAGTTTCATCGGAGTTAGCAAGTAACCTTTTCATGTAATCCGAAACTACGTCGTCATCCATAATAATTTTCCTCATCGGGATTGTATCCCGCGCTTCCCGCTTTTGCTCCGGTTGCGCCCCCAGATCCCGCCGATGTTCCGTCTGATTGGCCGCTGTCACCTGACTGGTTAGCGTTTTGTCTATGATTATAGCCAGCGGCTATCTGTCCTACCCCTTGGCCAATCCCGGCGTACATTCCCGCCGTCTGATTTGCTTGGTTGTTTAGGTAGTTTGCTTGCCCTAGTTGAGCGTTAGATAACCCAGAGACTTTTTGAATTTGGTTTTGATAATTCTGCTGCGATAATCCTTTATTGTACATCTGCTGCTGATTCGACAGGGCGGTATTCGCATTTGAAATCTGCTGCTGCATGCCTATATTGTACTGCTGGGCGGCGTTATTCATGTCCACGTTGCGATTCGAAGTGTTCTGCGAATTCTGCGTATTGTACATGTTAATGGCATCTTGAGCCCTCGCCAAATTAGACTGCTGATTATACTGCTGGCTTTGCATCTGTCCGCCCAATTGGCCGGCACCCATGATCGATTGCAAGGCCCGTTGTCTAGATTGAGCGGCGGCGTTGAGAGAATTCATTCCCTGGTTTTGCGTAGCGTTTTGCGCGTTCTGAAGTTGGGCCTGCATCTGTAAGCCGCTACCTCCCAATCCTTGTTGGGCAAATTGAGTAGTGATGGCGTCGTTTCTGCCTTTGGCCGAGGCGTTGGTGTTATTTAGTTGATCTTGCATTGTTGCTTGATCCGCTAAGCTCATCCCTCCCATCATCCCTTCGTTTTGAAGAGAGTCGAGCGCATTCATCTGCGCGGACTGCAATTGAGGATTTGTCGTAATATTTTGGAACGAGGTGGGATTTGCTTTTACCGCCTGTTCCATAGCCGGAGTCAATTGGCCGGTCTGTGTATAGGATTGGAGGGCTAGTTGTTGTTGTGTCGGATCAGGGATATTAAGCTGTATCCATTGCGCCACCGCATTTTGTTCTGCCGCATTGGCTTGGGCTCTATTCTGAGCTGAGGCGATAGCGCCGATACCGCCGCCGATGATAGGGCCTGCAATGGGAACGGCTCCCGCCATCTGCTGATAACTTGATGTGCTGCTATTATCTTGCGTCGCCATTATATTTTCCTCAAACAGGGTGAGCGAAATTCACGGGTAATTTTGGGACAGGCTTAAGGCCGTATCCAGCGCGAATTTGGTTTAGTTGATCGATTTGCGCATAGATTGCGTTTGTCTTAGCTTGTGCAGAATCCAACGAGGGATCAGTGCTCGTGCCAATATTATGCATGTTCTGCTGTATCTGCTGCTGCGCGGTTTGATAGTTAGCCGCCGCAGTTTTTTGGGCGCCTTGTATTTGATTTTGATCTACGGTGAAAGGTTTCGTTCCATCGTAGGAACCTGCTTGCGAAGCGGTGAAGGGGGTTTGAGTTTCGTTCATCAAACCTTGCAGTGCATTCAGCTTTTGTTGTTGGGCCGTGCTTAATACGCTCGAAGCATTAGGTGCGCTTGTTGGTTGAATGAAGGTAGGTAAGCCAGACATTCCTTTGTAGGAACTAAGGACTCCCCAATCATTGGGCGTTTCTATTCCGCTATTAGGTCCGCGAGTAATATGATCGGTTCCGCCTAGCCCTGCATTCTGCGTTGGGGACGGGAAATTATCGGGTTTAGGCGGCGAACTAAAGGTTGGGGCATCTCCCGTCCAAAGTCCTTGCGGATTTGCCGTGTAAGGATCAGCCGGACCCGCTGGTATGCTTCCCCCATATTGCCCCAAGACATCTTGTACTCTTTTAGTATCTCCACTAGAGAAAGCTTGTTGCAGACCGTCTAGAGCGGCCATGCGCGTCTTTTGGGCATCGGTCAATGCGGTTCCATATTCTGTCTGCATTCCGCCGATAGCGGTATTCGCCTTACCAGTTACGTCATCTGCCGTGGCCTTTGTGGTTGCTACGTTTTGCGCCGCGTAGTTTTGCAGAGGCGCCGCTTGTTGTTGGAACGAGACTTGAGCCTTATCCGCGTTTTGCTTTGCTTGGGCCAGCCCTTGAGAAGTCGTCGGATCTGCCTGAACCAAGAGGTTGTCGAGAGATTTTTGACCTTGATTATAATCCGGAGTGCCAAAGTAATTATTGAGTAGCGCAAACCGGCCGCCCTCGTTTTGTGAAGCGTTCGCCGTATCCTGGGCTTTTTGGGTTGCACCATATGCTGTTTGGTAAGCCTGCGCATCGTCGGAATAGGTTAAGGGACCTTTGTAAGAGGCGTTAGCCTGATTTTGAAAAGCTTGGGAGTTGTCTTTACTCTGGGAAAATCCGTAGGGGTCAGACAAGGCCTGATTAACAACGTTCGGATCTTCCTTAACCGTAGCCGCGTCACTTGCGCCTTTGAATTGTTGAGCGCCCTGCTGCTGCGCGGTGGCCGCTGCGTTCACATCGCCGGCAACTTTGCCGACAAACTGACTCCCGAAACCACTACCCGCATTGGCATCGAGGTAGGAATTGAGATTTTGAAAGTTTCCTGAGTGCGTAGGTTCAGTCCCTCCCGCTGCACCGCCAGTGGGAGAGGTGGTAGCAGATGCCCCGCCTACTATTGAGCCGCCTGACGCAAGTTGAGGCGCCTGCTGCATCTGCTGCTGCTGATCCTTATCGTCTAAATTAGGGTCAGAACTATACGGCATTAGGGTTGCCCTCTTAGGATAATATTGTACTTCGAACCGACGTTGAGCGCTGCAATACCGGTTGCGGTTACTTTAAAAAGATTCTTAAAAGTGATGGTGCTATTGGCGTAAGACCATGCGGGTACGATCGCAATCGCTAGGCCATCCTCGGTCGCGCTGCATACTCTCACTTCTACAGGCGGAGAAATGGAAGCCCCCAAGTTATTTTGAGAGACTGTCCATTTTGAAATTTTTGGAAAATCAGCCGCGCTTCCGTAGGTGAAAACTAGTTGAATGAGTTGACATGGAATGTTGTCAGTTAGCGTAATGTTTCCATTCAACGCGGTGGTTGCAGAGATAAGGAACTGGTTAAGCGGGAAAAAGAGCCGCGAAATCCATTTCTGAACGTCTGGGGGAAAATCATCCGTCCGGAGAGTGGAAAGAGAAGGAATTAACATTAGGCTACTTCCTCGCTGACATTCTGATACTTAAGCGCGATGCCCTCGCAAGCCCAGTTAGAGTAGCCGACTCGCATAATGAGCCTTGGCGAAAGCTGAGAGCACATTTGCTTATTTTGAGGCACTAAGAATCGAATCGGTTTCGGACGATTCACTCCGCCCCAGTTTTGCAATCCCCAGCCGAAGGTTCCCCACGTGCCGACACTTGATCCTTGTAAGGTAGTATCCTCAAAAGATTGATCCACATCCGAGTAAAAAGAAATCGTTCCGGTATTAAATTTAGTGCGCTTAAAGAGGAGCACCCCTTCAGAGTATTGGCGGACGTAAGCTGGGTTGCCGGCCACAACCGGCTTCCATTGAATGACGCTTTTTATCGCGGGAAGAATTGAAGCAACGCCAGGAACCCAAACTAGAGAGTCTTGAACGGTTAAAATAAGAGCGATTGGGTCAATCGCCATAATGACTGAAAATACCGTGGAGGAACTAGAAAGCACATCGCCTATGGATACATTGGCCGTGGTATTAACCACTATGCTTTGATTAGTGGCGGAAACAATGGTGATAGGAAAAGATTCCTCCACGTAATCCGCATAGGTATCTGTCTTATTCTCTACGGAAACATTATTGACGCTGCCATTTCCGATATAGAGTTTATTCACTGACGGATCAATAAACCCCGCCGTACAAATTCTAGTCCATCTCACCCAGGCGTTAGTAAAAGTAGAAAAGACGAATTCTTGTTGGCATGCCGTATCGCCGTTATTTGCGGGTAGGGCTAGAATATATTTCCTATCCGTTTCGTAGCCCACTCCAAATCCGATATTTTTTATCGTATTCAATGCGGTGCCGATGAGGCTGCGTAGAATATTCTCAATCGCGCGTGACCTTACCTGCACTCCCGTATCGGAAACAGAACACACGCCTTGATCAAACAGTCCCCATACTTCGTTAGATAAAGTGACGGCGGTGTTAGGGGCTAAAAGCTTGGTAGTTAAATCAAAGGGAGAAACAAGGAAAGTTTGGATGGTAAGGCCTGAGAGTCTAAAGATGCCATCTTGTTTTAAAATAATAACGTAATCGCGCAATGGAATAATGCGTAGGATTTCTTTTGAGGCGCTTCCCACGAAAAATAGATTTCCGCCTGGGACCGATTCTGGCTGTCCCGATTTTGAAACGAGAATACCGTTTTTATTAGTCGCCTGAGTGGACTTAATCGTAGTCCCACTTGTGGA